ATATAAATTTAATGTATTTAATCTTCTTTTTTCATTCATACTTAATTGTTTTTGTTGTGCATCAGTATATAAATCTTCTAAATCAAGATAAAAAGTGAAAATAAAATCATTGGTGGTTGGTATGTAATCATCCAAACGAACTAATCGTGTAAAATCAATTCTATCAGGGGCGGGCGTAACACCACCTCTAAGAACTTTGCCTCGGGTTCTGGTTCGTCTAGTCTTTCTCTTAGTTTTATAGGAAGACTTTCTTGTTTTTGAATGTCTCATACTTAATGGTTCTATTTTTTATTAGGCCTGGTGCTGCGAAGCACCAAAAAAAATTGAACATCGCCACCGGCCCATATATACAACCATCTATAACACACTATAGGATATTCGGCTAAGATGAATACTGACAAACAAACACATGACATCTTATTATTAGGCAACGGCGGTGTCGGCAAAACGTCCCTCATCTATTCATTGAAAGGTAAGGGTTTTCAACAAAAATATGTTGAGAATACGGACATAGAAATTAGCTCATTTGAATTGGATTCTGCGATTGTTAATATATACGATACTCCAGGACAATATCAATACAACATGGAAGAAAATCTCAAGAATGTCTTCGGCGATTCGGTGCCATCGTCCTTGCGGAGCATTATCATTATGTGGGATGACAGCAATACATCCTATAGAAAAGCAATGGGATTTTGGACTGATGTTGCGGAGAATGTGGGCGGAGATTGTCCTATCATTTACGCACATAACAAGACCGATGTTAGACACAAGGAATATGATAATGCATATCAGATTTCATGCAAGAGAAATGACATTGGCAGTTTAGTAGAAGGTATCGTTGCAACATTCTAGAGACAAGGACTGACATTCCTGAAAAATTGACCGGCCAGTGGCTGGGATTTTTTTAGCACTTACGACCAGTAGGATATTAGATTAATGAGAAAAATGGAGACCCAACAATGTTATCTTTGTTATGAGGCAGAAACATCCGAAAAGCCTTTTGCCACAAACCCTACGCCTTGTGACTGTACAGGTTCTATAGTGCTACATAAGGGTTGTCTTCAAGAAATAACTAATCATAGAAATACATGTTCTATTTGTAAAAAAGAATATAATACAGTATATTTACAAACAAATGACGGATATCAATTCGTAATAGGTACAAATGGTGATAAACATGTATATAAAGTAAATGAAAATGGTGAAAAACACGGTGTATTAAATGTATATTATTCACATGGACAATTACATGCAAGATATAATTATGAAAACGGCAAATCAAATGGATTATGTGAAGCATGGTACGAAGATGGTACATTTGCAGGTAGGCATATAGAAGTGAATGCTAAAAGAGAAGGTCTATGCGAAAAATGGTATCCTAATGGACAATTAATGAGTAAATGCAATTATCTGAATGGAAAACAAGAAGGAATATATGAATTTTGGTATAATAATGGTATTTTATTTCAAAGAATTAATTATGTAAACGATAAAAGAGATGGTCTATGCGAACAATGGTATTATAATGGACAATTAATGAGTAAATGCAATTATGTGAATGGAAAAAAAGAAGGAATATATGAAGAATGGTATGAAAACGGGCAATTAATGACAAAATTTAATTTTATAAATAATAAAATACAGGGTTTGCACGAATCATGGAATGAGGATGGTACATTAAAAGAAAGTGTCAATTATCTTGCTGACGAAATAGTAAGTCAATAAAACATACTAATAAACTATCCCTATAGTATTTTACTATGAGTATTACACTATAGAATATTTTTTATTCAATTATGGTCCCATATTCTTTGGGGACTATGAGTTTTGTCATTTAGTCTTATGTTGGGGATGTCTTTAGATTATGGGGTAGAAAAAATTGACCGCGGGCTCGCAGGCTGATGCTGAACCAGCCTTTAGAAATACTGGCCAACTATTAGACTTCGCAAGAGTTTTAGAGTTTAAGAAAAATTTTGAATATTTGTAAATCGCTTTGCTCGTTAAATATTTAGAATTAAAAAATGGACGCCACACAACATTGTTATCTTTGTTATGAGGAAGAAAGTGCCGAGAATCCATTTGCACTGGACCCCAAGCCGTGCCAATGTACAGGTTCTATGGTGCTACATAAGACCTGTCTTTACCGTTTAATAGACCACTCCAATAAATGTTCCATTTGTAAGACAACTTATGATTTAGCATATTTAATAAGAAAAACATCAGAAAATGGTTTCATTATAGAATACAGTTATGGAAAAAAATATAAATATAAGATAAATGACGGTGGACAAAAACATGGACCTTATGAAGAATACCATAGAAATGGACAATTACATATAAAATGTAATTATGTCGCCGATAAAAGAGAAGGAATATGTGAATTTTGGAATGATAATGGTGAATTAGTGGAAATAATTAATTATATGAATGGCGAGATGAATGGAATATATGAAAGATACGAATCTGGTCGCTTAATATCAAGATGTAGTAATAAGGATAATTGGCCAGAAGGTTTGTCTGAAGAATGGTATCCTAATGGGCAACTGAAAATAAGACGTACATACCTTAAGGGACAATATAATGGAGTTATTGAACATTGGTATGAAAATGGTCAATTAGAGACAAGATACTATAACGTAAGAAATGTAAATGAAGGTTTACAAGAATGGTGGTATGAAAATGGACAATTATCGGCAAGATTTAATCACCGCAATGGTGAAAAACATGGTTTGTATGAAACTTGGTATGAAAATGGCAATAGAGACCAAAAATACAATTATAACAATGGCAAAATAGAAGGGCTTTATGAATTATGGTATGATAATGGACAATTATGGAAGAGATGTACCTATGTCAATGGAGAAGTATATAACGGTTATGCGGATGATAAAAATCCGAGAGGGCATATTACTGGTCAAAAGAATGGGATATATGAAAAATGGCATAAAAATGGCCAATTATATAAAAAATATTCGTATGAAAATGGGCGATTGGAAGGAGTCTTTGAAAAATGGCATTCTAATGGCCAATTATGGGAGAGATACACCTATGTTCGTGGTAAAAAACATGGGGTCGCTGAAAAATGGTATTATAATGGTCAATTAAGTCAACGGTGTAATTATGTTTCTGGAAAAAAAGAAGGAATGTGTGAAGGCTGGGGTCCTAATGGGACAGCACATGTAATATGCTACCTATAATGCGGTTGTAATATGTGTAAGATAATCCTATTGTCTGAAAACATGCAGTGCCTTCGCACTTTTTTCTGGAAAAATTGAACGCTCTGCGGACGCCATCATTGAACAACTACAATATAATAGTCAACATTTCCAAATTGAACAAAATGGCACAACAATCCAAAAACATTCAAAGCCGTATTACACATGAATATTTCTATGAAAATGGCCAAATGAAACAAAAATATACTCTAATAAATGGCAAGAAAGAAGGTCTATATCAAGAATGGCATAAGAACGGACAATTAAAAGAAAAATCCAATTATTTTAATGATGTTAAACATGGTATGTGTGAAACATGGGATGAAGAAGGGAACTACATTGAAAGAGCTTCCTATATTAGTTGCACTATAGATGGTTTGAATTTATTCTATCATGAAAATGGGCAATTGAAACAAAGATATACATGTCTTGATGGGAAAATTGTGGGTCTCTATGAAAAATGGGACGACAATGGTCAATTAGACGAAACTAAGACATATGTCAATGGTAATCTGGAAGGTCTATTTCAAAGCTGGCATGAGAACGGAAATCTAATGAGTAGATGGCATTATAATAAAAATGAAAACATAGATGGTTTCGGTCAATCGTGGCATGAAAATGGCCAATTAATGGAAGAATTTACTATGATTGATGGTAAACACAAGGGCCTATACCAGCTATGGCATGAAAACGGCCAATTAATGGAAAAAAGCTATTATGTAAACGGCGAATATGATGGGGTCTTTGAAATGTGGTATGAAAATGGCCAATTAGAAAAAAGATGTATTTATGAAAATGGCAAAATACAAGAATATGAATCCTGGGACGAGAATGGCGTGAAACATTAGATAATGTAGCCATTAGTGAAAAAATTGAAGTCCTCGGCCGGACCATTTTTTACTCCAACTGCACTATAGGATATTAATTCGCCGTGAACGAAAATGGAAAATACTGGCACTGGAGAAAATGTCTCCCATTTGCGTGAATTCTACCATGATAATGGCAAATTAAAAATAAGATATAATCTTATTAATGGTAAAATGGAAGGCATATGTGAAACTTGGTATGAAAATGGTCAATTATGTGAAAAATATAATAATGCTAACGGCGAAAAAAATGGTCTGTATGAAGCATGGTTTGTGAATGGAAAGAAAAAGGAGGTACATCATTATCTTAATGACGAACTACATGGTCCATTTATATTATGGTATTTGAACGGTAATTTATTAAAAAGCTGGAATTTTGTTAATAATAAAAGAGATGGCCTATTTGAAGAATTCTTTGAGAACGGAAAATTAGATGTTAGTTCTAATTATAAGAATGACCTTTTACACGGAGATTACGAAGCACGGTTTAAGAATGGAAATATAAAAGAAAAATCGTCCTATGTAAATGGTAAATTACACGGTCTCGTTCAAAAATGGTATGCGACTGGGCAAATAAAAGAGAAAGGAAATTATATCAATGGTAAGAAAGACGGTCCAATAGAAAAATGGAATAAGAATGGGGAGAAAAAGGATTAGAAAACAGCGCTGGTCTATAGAATGAGCGATGGGAAAAATTGAAGTCCTTGGCCGGCCCGTTTTTTACAGCACTATAGGATATTAATTCTGAGACATTTGGACAAGAATGGAAAATACTGGCACTGGTGAACATGACTCCCATTTACACAAATTCTACCACGATAACGGCAAATTAAAAATGAGATATAATATTATTGATGGTAAAAAAAATGGAGTACATGAAGAATGGTATCAGAATGGGAAATTACATAAGCGATGTAATTATATTAACAATAAAATAGAAGGCTTATGCGAAATCTGGTATGAAAATGGCCAATTAAAAAAAAGATATAATTGTGTTGATAATACATTAGAGGGCTTATGCGAAATCTGGTATGAAAATGGCCAATTAGAACGAAGATCTAATTACGTTGATAATAAATTAGAAGGCTTATCCGAAATCTGGTATGAAAATGGTCAATTACAATTTAAATGTAATATTATAAATGATAAATTTAATGGTATAGCTGAATTATGGAATGAAGATGGTAGTTTAGAATGTAAAGAACGTTATGTAAATGGTGAAATAAAATATCCATTAAAGGATTTATGTGTTATTATGTAATTATAAAAATGGCAAAATAGACGATTACGAGCACATATTTGAACTTTTTTTAGATGAGTAAGTCCAAAGAAATAACAAAAGAAGAAAAATTGAAGCCCTCGGGTCGGCCTTTTTTTACAGCACTATAGGATATTAATTTAGAGACAGACATTTGGACAAAGATGACGAGCCGACGAACAAAGAAGCCGACATTGACCGAGGAGGAATACAATACACTCTATAGTATTGACCCGCAGACTACGAAGACATTTTCCTACTACTTGGCCTACCCACATCACCCCAAAGTGGTCTCGTGGAAAAGCTACAAGGACTTATGTAAACAAGTTCCAGATGTGAAGAAGTTGGAAGAGGCGGAGACGATAATTCCCCAATTATGCAATGGGGTCCATGTCTCCATTATTCCTGAGATGGAATCGCGCTACAAGAAAAAATATTTCAATGTGAAGGGGACTTTTGAGGAACTCTTGCGTGACTATAGGGAATCACTCGCGCAAAATGAGGAATGGTGGTACTAGTCAGAGCCCAACTGTGTTGGGCGAGTACTAGGACCGATGTCCTCATGAATAAAAATTGAAAGCTTAGCTTCCATTTTTTATTAGACTAATTATTTCAAAGGAGGTGGTGGCACTATAGGAAATGGATTCAGAGACCGACACCGACCAATGTTATTTGTGTTATGGGTCAGCCAGTACCGAGGACCCATACGCCGTTGACCCTAAGCCCTGCCAATGCACAGGTTCTATAATGCTACACAAGAGCTGTCTACAACAATTAATGGGTCGCTCCGCTACCTGCTCAATATGTAAGGCGGCATATAACCTTGTATATTTAGCAACCGAGGGCGACTATGTCGTGAAATATATAGATAAGTGCAAAATCAAATATAAGATAAATGCGCTCGGACAAAAAGACGGTCCATTTGAAATATGGTATTGGAATGAACAAGTCCAAGGTAGAATAAAAGAGCGATGCATCTATGTGGCCGATAAATTGGAAGGGACTTATGAACAATGGTATGTGAATGGCAATAGATGGCAACGCTATAGTGTAGTCGGCGGAAAGAGAGAAGGCTTATATGAAGCATGGCATATGAATGGCCAGTTATGGGTTCGTTGTAATTATAGGGCCGGTAAATTGGAAGGACTATATGAATCCTTCTATAAGTATGGGCGCGCATTGCATAAATATAATTTGGTAAATGGAAAGAGGGAAGGTCTATATGAACATTGGCATGAGAATGGGTTGTTGGCCGCACGAGGTAATTATGTGGGTGGCGAATTACATGGTATCTATGAGGAATGGCACGAGAATGGGCAATTAAAATCTAGACGGACCGCTGTAAATGGACAGTTAGATGGATGGTTAGAAGAGTGGGACGAGACTGGGCAATTGAAAAGAAAATGTTATTATATTGAGGGCAGAAAGACGGCGCGCAGAGGTGGGCCTATGCATTTGAATACACGTGAATCTGATAGGGCGTTTGATGCGTGGCTTAGGGGGCAATTGAGGGGTGTGAATGCATAGTCTCCCCTTTTGGAAAGGACATTGATTTGCCCATACAATCTTTTTTTTACGCCCTCTCCTCAGAAAAATTGACCGACAAATTACTTATTATGTCAAGCAACTACACTATAGTGAATTAGTTTATATCTTATCTTATATTTGTCAAAATGGAGGAAATGAAACAATGCTATTTATGTCGCAATGGAGAAACATCGGATATAATGGAATCTAACACGGATTCTTTATTTGTTCATAAGACATGCCTTCAGAAATTAATTCATCAGACTAATAAATATAATGCTGCATACTTGCCAACCGAAAATTCATGTATCATTGAACAAATGAATGGTTTAAAAATACATATGAAAGGTTGCAAAATGAATTATACAGTTAATGAATCAGGTCAAAAGCATGGACTATATGAAGAATGGTATAATTATGAAACATGGGATGAAAATGGTAAAATAAAAATAAGATGTAATTATGTAAATGGTATTAAAGAAGGTTTATATGAACGATGGCATGAACAATGGAATGAAAAGAGCCAATTATCCGAAAGATGTACCTATGTAAACGGTATTAAAGAAGGTTTAGAAGAATGGTGGCATAAGAATGGCAAAAGATATCTACGAAGAAATTATGTTGCCGGTAAATTAGAAGGTTTATATGAATCATGGTGGGATACGGGTAATATGATGAAAAGATTTTATTATGTAAATGATAAATTAGAAGGTTTATGTGAAACATGGCATGATAATGGAATAAAATCATCAAAAACGAATTATGTTGCTGATAAAAAAAATGGATTGTATGAAGAATGGTGGAAAAATGGAATTTTATCACATAAATATAATATTGTAAATGGTAAAATAGAAGGTTTAGAAGAACGGTGGTATCAGGATGGTACAATAGATATAAGATATAGTTATGATGAATATGGCGATAGAACAATTCTCAAATAAATAATAAAAGACACGGGCAAGAGAAAGGATTACACTATAACTAATAAAGAATCTTATCTTTTTTTCTATAGAAAAAAAGGATGAATTTACCTACCTACTTTTTCTAAGTTGGCCAACATATAACTCCTACATCGCCTAATTGTGAATGCGCAAGTCATTTGTTCCCCAGACTTCCTTCTTCTGCTTATTCTTGATTTCGGCGCACATCTCATCGTAAAGAGTAACAAGATTAAAGGCAATGTCTTGGCATTTTTCTGTATATTGTGCCTTGACTGCCTCTTGCCCTGAGACATGGACACCAAGCGTATATAGGTCATCTTTCACACGAACACCCACTATAAAGTTATCACCCTCTTTCAACTTCTTCAAATTTGCCCGTATGATTGGCGTAAGCATAACCTTGTCGTCCTTCTCATACAAATCAATAATGTTGTCCAAGTATTTGCCGAAGCCAATACTGAAGGAATTACTGAGGCCAATTCGTTGAACAGACCGCTTCTTTCCTATAATGTTGTAAAACTCATAAATCATTTGCGCGTACCGCTACTAATAGATTTGTCTAAATCCTGTATGCTAAATCGGAGCGCGCCACGGCGGTCAATTTTTTGGCGGACGGCCAGGGAGAAAAATCTAAAGGAATGTCCATTAAAATTCTGGCAAAATTCTCGCTAGAAAAAAATTGAAGAGTCTGGTGGAGGGTTATGTATTCCAACCAATATACACTATAGGGGATTTGAAACTTTGGAGAATGTATGCCGAAATTGATTTTGACACCGAGAGCAACATGGAACTACCAAACAATCGCCGCGTGATAACACAGAAGACAAAGGACTCTATTATCAAATACGAAGTAAACTCACAGGGTATTCCTGACGGCATATTTCAGGAATGGTATAAGAACGGAACATATGAACTATCCTCCTATATTAATGGACACATATATTCCTTTTATCAACAATGGAATAAGGGCGAAGATGTATGTGGACTTCATAGGGAATGGCATGATAATGGCTCCGCGAAGAGCTTATACAATACTGTCAACGGCACTATAGATGGGTTGTATCAGGAATGGGATGATAAGGGCGAGGTCGTCAAGTCGGTCATGTATAAGGGGCAGCGCACCGTTTCAAGGGGTAGTTCTTAGAGCGAGCGTAGAGGAAAAAATTGAATTGTTCCAGGCGCCCTCTTTTTTATGTCTATCTCCAATTAAAGATGAACATGGCGACCGCCGACCGGCAACTTACTAAATACGCACTGGAGGCACTTAAAGAAGGTGGCTATGACCTGAAGAATGTGCGCGTTGTGGAGAAAGTGGTCGTGGTGACCGGCATAGGAAATACATCATGTGCCGAGCTGGAAGGAGTTCTCTATGTTATTCATGGCGGCCGCGAATGCGAAAAAGCCGATGTATATATTCTGGACGATGACGCGTATTACATGACCTATAGTGGACCTATAGGAAATGTTGTCGGCAACTTATTCTGATTGGTCGGCTTAGAAAAAATTGAAGCAGGTCGTGGGTGGTCTGAGAATATCAACTTGATAAGGGCAGAGTAAAATGGCAGACATTCCAATAATTGAAGGCGACATACTTGATATGGCCGGCAAGGGCTCCTACATTGTCCAACAATGTTGCTGTGTCTCCACCTATACCGCCGGTCTTTCTGCGGCAATCTCCAGAAAATGGCCAGCACTCAATCCTTATAAAACTCGCACAGCCATAGGCAAGTCTCGGCGGGCAACCCTGAATACACGTGATAGCCCAGGAACTGCCGAAGTCTTTAGCATTGGAGGTGGAGCGGTTAATCTAGTATGTCTCTATGCCCAATATGGCCCTGGTAAACCGTCATTCTATGAAGATGCTGAAGTCCAGCCTTTCCCTGATACAGCCGATGCGCGCTTGAAGTTCTTTAAGGATGCCTTGGAAGATGCGGCTACTACTATAAAGGACGAGAACCCCACACTCTATTTCCCCTATCGTATAGGTTGTGGCCTGGCCGGTGGAAATTGGCCGACTTACCATGCGGCTCTCAAAATATTTGCCCGCACACATCCAGAATTCAATGTTGTGATTGTACGATTGCCTCAACGGACTGAATAGACTTGCGTAAGCCAAGAAAAATTGAACATCATGCCGACACACATCCACAAACTAACATTATAGGATTGTATTGTTGATGTTTGCCGGCGAAGATGAATAAGCAAATAACATTTGACGATATTAACGAACATGACCTCAATCGCTTCCGCTTGGAAGACGAAGGACGTTCATATGCCGTCAACTATACCCATGACCCTATAGTGGACCTCTATAGAAGGGTGTATATGGCATATCCTTATAATCAGCGTAAGGGTTATGAGGCAATTGACTTGACTATTAAGACTGGGATTCATTTGAGCCACTTGGAAGAAGCAATGAAGGAATGTGGCCGAAGAATGACCGAGTTATCTGGATAGAAGACTAAGACAAAAGGTAGGTGAAAACCTACTGGCTTTTTTCTTATGTTCGTTCTGCTTGAAAAATTGAAAAGTCTGGCGACATGGATTGGGAAATAACTAAGAGAGAAATGTCTGGCTTTGATAGAGTTTATAGACATTATGTCTTCATGCTCCGCAACAAGGACGACGACTATTCCGTTCCACCAACTGTCGTCGCATCTACCACGGACATTGAAGAGGCCATTGAGATATTACTGGACGCCGAACAGCAAGTCTATAGCGCAAGTAAAATTGCCACACTCAGGAAAATGAAAGTCGGCGAAATGTACATTATTAACGAGGATGTTGTCGTATGGTTTACGGAGTCAAGACGCCGGCGGATTATTATATGGTGCTTGCGACAATACTTGAACAAATGTGTAGTGGACGAGTTTATGAATGTCTGGATAGCCTATAGGAAGTATATTGACTATGTGGACCACGGCCTGGAAAATGACATGGCTCTGACGGACGATGAGCGGTGCACATTGGTCTCCCATGTTCCCTATAATAAATATATACTGCGACATATTATAAGGGAGGATGAAATAGGGAGTGAAGTAGACCTTGACAGGGAAATAGACATAGATGAATTACCAATTGCGGACATGGACGCACTATATGGTGATGATGAGGATTATGTCAATACTCACAGCCATCCTATAGAAGATGACGACGACATCTACAATGATGGGTTCGTGCGTGTCTATTCAGAAATGTCTCCAGAACAAGCTCTTCGCAGCGAAGGGGTATGTGGGAAGCGGTCTATAGCAACACGGCGAGCAATGGAGGAAGAAGCAGATGAAGAACTAACAAGAGCACTAAAAAATGTTCGTTTCTCTACTGAACAAAAGGCTATAGAGATTGATGATTTGTAATGCGCAAGCATGTGCTCCGAAAAATTGAAAAATGGGTGCTGACATTTTTTAGACCAACTTAGGGGAGGCGAGAATGGACGGCGTAGATTACATTGGCGTGGAAATCCCACAACATACAGTATGTATTCATCTTTACATTCCAGGGCGCATGTCCATGTTGCCTGGTGAGGAGGGGAAACGAGCAACATATCTTATAGTGATGTATGTGACATGTCGCGGGTTCAACATACAGATGAATGTGAACGAATATGAAGATTACAAGAAAGGGAAATGTAAAATTAATGTTTACTATAAGGGAACTTATGCGCCCATTTACATGTTTGACACGAGGCAATATGAAAATCATTATGTAGACGATTTCGTGGTAACATTATAGGGTGTGTTTGTTGGGGGTCGGCAACCGGCTTTTTTTATGGAGAAAAATTGAGACCATGTTTGCCACTGTCCCTCAAGCACACAACATACACATTCTATAGTGAAATGCCTGGAGAAGCGAGAGACCGTCTATTCAGAAAAATAAGTCCTATAATGGACGAAATGTCAAAGTCTGAACTGATGTATACGATGTATATTCTTGCGTATATTGTGAAATTTATGGAAGAAGAAGGAGACGGTATTACTGTTCGCACTATAGATAGTGTATTGAGGAATGTGTGTGAGAATATGAGGCTCTTACATTATTATGGTGACAGAGAATGTGCTGGGTCAGTCTCTAGTATCACGGCTTGTAGTGGAGCCGGCGCTGACGCTGAGGAGGACGATGGCCAAGACAGTATTAGTTGAGGGGACTTAAAGGAAGGACAATGTGTGTCCGTTGCCTTTTTTTCTAACTGACATTTACATCGTGATGTTGCCCATCTAAAATAATCCCCACACTAATTCTAGATATTGGGTCCACATGTTACCCAAACATTTAAAATATCGTGACAAATACGGCGCCGGCGAAACATACTGGGGCTTCGGCGTAGAACACGAAACTTACTTGGAGAGCGCCGTTTTCCTTGATGTCCTACGAACAGACCTCAAAGCCTACCGACGACCTGAACGCTACTCCGTTTCCTATTACAAGAGCTATAAGGAAGATGCCCTGGAAGCAGCCATAGACCGTCTACCGCCCATCGTCCCACTAGTCCCCATATTACTCAACAGCCACAGCATGAACTATACGGATATCAGTATGAACCACCGCACGACATATGAATCCAGGCCACAGCAAAACCCACGTTATAACGGCCAGTCCCTACACGAGGCCTTCTACGCCGCCTCCGCCTGGTATCGCGACGCCTATGATAAATGGGTCGTCTACGACGGCGATACATTTGAATTCATGAATGTCGGTTTCTATAATGCGTCAGTGGAAGAAGCCCTGGAAGAGCTGTGGGAAGTGGAAGACCGTTTCGTATGGGAATTCAACCGGTTCATCATGAGCCCTGATGTCGGTTCCAAATATGCCAGCTTCGGACCTTATGGTATTACACGGTCAAACTATCCTTTTGCTAAACATTTGTCCAATCCACATCACTATACGATGTTTAATAACGGAACTGTCCATGTGAACATTACGCTGCCGACACGGCTGGACGCATCTGGATGTATTGCCGACATGGACGATTTCATGGAGCGACATCAGAGGGCGGCGCGATACTTCCAGTGGTTTGAACCGCTGTTGGCGGTGGACTATGGCGCAGGGGATGTCTTTTCAGGAGTGTGCGACTTTCCACAAGAGTGTTATAGGGATTATGTTTCTCAGGCTGGGTGTGATAAAGACCGTCAGCTATTTTCACCGACTTCACAACGGCTCGCCTTGTCGCGCTACATTGGTATGTGTACATATGACACGGCGAGAATGCCGGCAGGGAAATTGCTTCTTTATGATGTGAGTGGTGCTGGTGCTGGTGCTGGTGGCGCTGTATACAAAGCCCCAGGCATAAAATACGAAGGCTATATGATGGACTGTTCTGGGTCCTGGTATGATGGCTTCTATGACAAGACAGCCTATGTCCGTCTCAGCCAACGCGGGTTTGACATTAACTACAACAAACATTGGAATCATGGCCTGGAGCTCCGTATCTTTGACGGGCTACGACGAGACCAAATGTTGGCCGTATGTCGCCTATGTTGGAAACTATGTGTGCGCGGAGCAGAGCTGGCCGACGTGCCTGATTGTAGGACCTCACCCTGGTTCCAAGACTTCGTCCGCGGATGTATGCTGGAAGGCGCGGATTATGTCGTGGAATGGAGAGTGCTTCGCCAGTTCCTGGAGGCTATTCACTATAGTGAATTGATTGGACAGTTTGATGAAAAGGAACCGGTTCGCGTAGGTGAGTTGTGCGCGGCATTATTGGACGACGGGCAATTGGATAAATAATAAAATATTTAGAATACCTTATTATTTCTATTATTCAACACCAAGAACTATATGATTTCCGTAAGGATGGTAATAGTTAGTGCTATTTACTTTATCCATTGTCAGCACCATATAAATCGTATCACGCGCAACATTATTGACGTCGCTCGTGCTGACACTAATCGCCGTTCCACTCGTCACCGCCACAGCATTTATATCCGTCGTGCCGGTTTTGTAGAAGTTTCCTGTGGCAATGTCATTTATGCCCGCGTTGACACCCCAGCCGAGTGAACATCGCAATGTCCCGCGACTAGGACCATAATTGAGTGTTATAGAATTGATTTTATATTTATCAAAAAGTGTTATACGAAATAAATAATACATTTGGACGGTATTATTCGCACCTGCTGCTATACTTCCGCTCACTGTATTTGGCCGTGTTGGCCGTATTAAATACGGATTCCAGGCCGTCGCCGTATCGCCGTCATAAAATCGCAGCAATGTCGTCCCCAATGTGTAAAATGACCCAACATCAGTATACCAGTCCTGTGTGGTACTTGCATCACTGTCCTGTTTGCCCGTCGTTCGCAATTCCATACGACGAATTATCTGATTTCCATAACTCTGGTCCTTCATTCCCCACCGACCGAATCCCATTCAATCCCTATAATATTGTCTATAAAAAGCGCTGTAGTGTGTGGTTAATAGCCCTCCTTTTTCTGTACTAAGCCAGTAGATATGTCTCAACAGACCTACCAAGGCGGGGCCTTATATGAACTCGTCGCCCGCGGTGTAAAAGATTCCTACTTCTACGAGGACAGCGCTGAGTCCGTAAATCCCTTCAGCTGGAAATATGATAAATACCCTGCCGTCCAGACCGAAACCCGTTATGTTCGGCCACTCAACGCTACAAATTTTAATCGTACCATTCTCATTGACATAGACCAATACGGCGACATACTCCAGACCGCATCCATTCATGTTCGTCTACCCACCTGGATTCCCAAACCCTATAGTGATTCCATAAAACGGGGGCTAGTGTATCCAACAGACAATTCTGGCACATCGTACGGTTATGTATCTGGCATTGCCTACGCGCTCTTTGAAAAAATAGAAATCTTACAAGACAACATTATACTTCAAGAAGTGACCGGCGACGCACTATATGTGCTATCCCGTCATAAAGGCTCCTGGAATGCGCATCACTATGCTGATGAACTCGCTGGGGTTTATGACTCTAGCTCCCCTCTCGCAGTCCAAAGAACTGCTGACCCTGACCGCACATACATCATTCCCTTGCCGTTCATTACCGACTTTCCCCTTGTTGCCCTCAGAGGCCAGCGTTTTCGTGTGCGACTTACCCTTAGAGACATCAAAGACATTGTCGTATGTGTTAACGCCAATGGTTCTGATACAGGTCTTAAACCAAAACCCTGGCTCGTTCCATCATTTACATTGAAGACTAGCCAGGCCGACCCAGGAATATCTTTCGCACCTCTTACCCTTGCCGAGATGGACCCCCCAGAAATCACTATAGAAATGGTTCAGACATACTTGTCCAATGACGACCGCGCTGCCTTGGCGAAGGCGACCTATGTCATTCCCTACAAGCGATACTTTAGCCACAACAAGTTTTCACTCGGCCCGCTTGATTACGCGCCTTTTGACCTTGATAGCGCAGCCACACCCGCTGTCGTGCGCAATTACGACGGCCTATACTTCGTGGAACGGATTATTACGGCGGTCAGGAATATGAGAGACATACAGGCGAACCGGCTCACAACATATAATAATATTGATGTATCTGATGGGTATTATGTTGCCGGTCTCCAGTCGGCCTACGGTAGCACTATACGAGATGATACATGGGGTCCACTCGTCCTGAACTTCTTGGCCCAACATGCGCATGAGAAGTATACATCTGCTATTGCGACCCTTATCCAGAACTACGGCCTGGAACATGAAAAAAAGAGTTCAGTTTATCCAAACCCCACATCCTATAGTGCCCCTGCGGGTCTAAACTACAGTGAAGCAGTAGACCCCAATTTGCGTCTCGTCCTCAACAACATACAGGCCGACTACTACGGTCAAAAGAGTGCGCGCCTGGACATACTTCTGGAAGCCACTGGTTTCTATGCTGTAGAAAATGGACGCGGCGGTCTGCTTTTCGGCACCTAAAATTTTTATAAGAAGCACTATAGAGTGTATCTTATATTAAGATGAATATTAATTGTGTCGCGAACAGTGGAAGACCTCTTGGCGATGCCGTGACAGTCTTGAATGCGATTGACCGTGGCGAACTGGATGACTATTTCTTTGCTGCCGATGAAGGGTCCACGATTTTCTCACCAGATGCGTTGAAGGAGAAGAGTCTTCCTTTTACCAATGTTGTTAGTGAATATATACATAAGGGTCAGGCGACTTACGGTGGCTCTGTTACATTTGAATTAGCAGGAGCTGGCGACATTCTCCTATCCTCGTATATACAAGTGGAGCTTGGTCACTGGCTCCCAGAACAGGTCCGTCGCTACCTCGTTGCCGGCTACTATACCTATAGCACATCCTCTGGTGAGCCAGCCTGGACATACATCAATTCCATGGGCTCCGCCCTAATTGAGTCCGCATCACTTCAAATAGACGAACTGGAAGTGGAACGCATTGACGGAACATACGCACATCTATGGTCCTCCGTTGTCCCAGAAGTGAACACACAAGTCGGCGTAGCCACAGACGGTCTCGGCGTCAAACCGTGGTATAGCTATAGGGAACCGGCCGTCTATCCTACATTGAACGGCACGCTCGCATGTTTCCTACCTTTCTCCTACGCACGCCAACGCAGGTCCGCCGGCTTTCCGTTGGCCGCTGTGGCCGGCACCGTCCGTATTGTTGTGCGCTTTAGGCCCTTCCACGAAGTCGTCCAGCGCGTGGACGGAGCCAAGGCTTCTTGTGTGGACGGTCCACTAGGAAAAACCTTTAACTTCGTGGACCCGTCTGGCGCCAGCTTCGCCTTCACGGCCTCCACAGAAATCCCACAACCACGGTCCGTGTCCCTCATTACCTATGGTGTATTGACGGCTGGCAAACTCCGCGCCAGTCTCTTACGCAAACCCTTTGAAAAACTCTATAGGGAAGTCTATTCATTTGACTTCAACGAGCCACTGAAGTATACAGTGAATAAAGTCGGCGCACAGGTCAGTATTCAACTACCGCTGGAACTAAACAATCCATGTGAGGAGGTCTGGTGGGTGGTCCGTAGAAAGGCCGCGACGGACATGAACGAATGGACCAACTATAGTGCTACTCCGTGGTTTGTTCGCGATGATGTGTACAATCCTGCTGCACCGGCTCTTGTTCGTGCGTCTTTGTATATTAATGGCCAACCGGTCGCCGAAGATCAGCCAGAGACATACTATAGGAGATGTGTTGCGGAGGCGCATAAGGGAGGAATCGTACCCTATGACCGCTATGTCTATGGCTATGTGTTTTCGCGAGCGCCAGGGGAACGTCAACCGGCGGGCCATGTGAACATGAGCAGGGCGAACGATGTGAAGTTGGCGTTGACCGTGGAGTTGCCGGCGGATGGTCTGGACCAGGAGTGGACAGTGTCGGTCTACGCACATTGTATGAATTGGATGCGATTTGAAAACGGGCTCGCGAACCGGTTATACTCGTCTTAAGAGTTAGACGACTGGACAGTCTGGTCTAAAGATTTCTCAATAGAACTATTATAAAGCACTATTAAGAAATGACACGGAAGAATAATAAACCTTCTACAGTGAGACGACCGCCTGTTCCAGAGAAGTATGCTGACCTTGCTCAAGAATTAGGACCGAGCCCAATCAAAGTAGAGGATCGCACATGTGTCTTCTGTAGTCGCGTATGTACATCGCGCAACCAACTCAATCATCACTACGCTGGTTGCGCGGACTTTCTCGCGAACTATCCTAGTATGAAATCAGAAGACCGCAACTGGCACATGACACTCGCCTATGTATTCAACAAGCCACAACTAATGGACCGCATATGTATTGGCTGCGGCAATGTCTCACCAGACCGCGACACCCTACATCGGCATTTTCGTAAATGTAAACATGCGGCCGATGTGGACCAGAAACAGCGTCTGACCCTCTTCGGTTTCTTGGAGGGGACGCCACATGATGATAGTGCGGCACATTTGAAGAACTACAAGGATTACGAGAAACAATCAGTCCCTATAGTAAGTGCTCGGCGCTATGTGGAAAAGCTAAAGGAACGAATGAAGAAGGAGGCTGCGGTCAAAGCTGAAAAGAAGGCTACAGAACCGTGCGCATGTGTCAAATGTGCGTATACATATTTGGAACCTCCAATCCCACATGAAAGTCTCGCAACAGCACAACAGGAAGGTTATCTAGTCATTCCTATAGTGATGGCTGGGTATGGGACAGTTATGAATGGGCGTAATGTCTATGTTCCACAACAACAAATCTATGTTCGTATTCATGACAGAGGACCAGCGCAAGTCGCGTTAGCGTCAGCGCAAGCTGAGCCAGAGCAATCCCCTTGAATTATCAAGCGTCTTTCTAGGCGAAAAGTCTGTTCTGTCTTATGTCCACAACGCTCCAGACCTGTAATATAACATGTGCCACATACATATGTTATACTATGTTTGTATTTTTTTCTACATAGGAGACACAATGTAATGTTTCCAGTAAGTTGGACAGAGAAGAAATTATTGAAACAGTCATGTGGCAACATGGCACACCCTATGTATGTGTTCTATTTTGTTCTTTAGAACAGTTTCGCTAACGCTAGTGCTGCTGCTGACCCACTTAAATTATTCCCTACATTCACTATAGGTAGTATGTCAGCTGGACTACATCGTATATTACATAGCGGACATCAAGATGAGCGTCTCGTGGGCCCAGCCCTTCCCTGGTATAATAAGCCGACTGAGCGCACGGGTCGCTACACGACACAATGGAGACGGGTGGATTTTGACACCACACCTGCGTATGGGACAAAGGCCACCGCTTCTATTCCCGTTGCCGGCGAACTCTTAACGCGCATATATTTAGTCGCCAATCTCCCCTCCTTTGGACCAGGCCTAGAAGCCGCACGAGCACAGGCCGAGTCCCTCGGACAAACTTTCGTCGGTCCATCCATTGGTTATACGAATTCACTTGGACATGCTCTAATCCGTGAAGCATCACTCACTATAGGAAATACGGCATTTGATGTGTTGACTGGGCGACTATTGGAAACCCTGGACGAATATGAGACACCACTGGAGAAAGTTCCACTCGTCAACTCTATGATTAAGCGGGCCGACAACGGGTTCTACGTGGGTGAATTCGGCGGGTCAGGTGTCCAACCGACGACAGTCGCCGTTCCACTTCCTTTCTGGTGTGTTAAAGGGGACTTAAAGACAGTCCTGCCCCTAGACGCACTCTCGGCATCGCGTGTCCAAGTGGCCGTGGATTTCCGTAGCCTTGCCGAACTCTATGTGAGTGACGCAGTCCTCGGCACGGCAGTCGGCGACGAAATTGCCGAGGCAGAATCACAGACACAGACGTCGTGTAATCTCTTTAGCGGGTCCTGTGTGGACTTGACGCGCACCACCACGGAAACTCTCACATTTTACACGAAAGACGGCGGCGGTACTTATTATACGCTCTCAGGCATCAACTTCGGCGACCTGCGCCTCGGCGACACATATCTGATGGTAGAATATGTCTACGTGGATAAACTGGAGGTCGCATCATGGCGTAACAGTCATATTGAATATCCTATAGTGAATCATTATTCCTTTCCTGTAGTCCAGAACGCAGGGTCGCGCGTGGTCGTCATTGACCTTCCCTACAACAATCCTGTGCGTTTCCTCTATTTTTCACTACAGCGTGTGGAGGCGGCGGCTGTCAACATGCACTTCCACTCGGCGCGTGATTTGCGGCGTTATGATTTATCCTCGGCCTCCGCCGGCTATTGGTGGCCTGATGCGTCAGGTCTCGCATATGACCGACCAGGTTTCCTCATACCAGGCTATAGCGATTTGGAGAGTGAACCGGTCGCCAGCATTGAACTCACCTACGAGGGTAAACATGTGAAACTCCGCACATCCAATCCAGCACTCTACAGGTCTCTCTTGCCGTCCTTAGAAAAGACGAAGACACCGTGGGTAAATCGCTACTATTACTGTATACCGCTATGTGCCGGCCCATATGGGGAAGTCAACTGGAACAAAATCGCTACGAAGACACTCACGCTCACATTGGCGCCTGATGTTGCGGGCCAAATACCATCCTATAATATTTACTGCCATGTGGAAGCATGTAATGTTTTCAGTGTCTATGGTGGAACCGCGTCCCTCCTCTTTGACGCATAATGAGAAGGGGTCTAAGGTCAACCTACACACGCACTATAGAGTATATTATGGATATTAGTGGTGGGGTAACTAAAAAACAGCCGAAGCCAACAGTCAAGCCGGTTCCAGAGCGCTTACGCGAAGGCGTGGCCCTCCTCACGAAACTACAGACCCTCGGTATTGCCGCAACCGACCCTGGTTATTGCGCCTTCAAGAGCCGCATAGATGACTGGGTAAAAAAGGACGAGGCCTGGACCGGTTCTATAGATTTTCCGCGATGGGGTCGGCGCGCCTATGTGAACTTACCTACGAAATACGGTTGCGAGGCGACG